AGCGCACCTGTCGCTGCTGCTTCTGCTGTATTCCTCGTCTATCCTTTCGGTCAAGGTAGTTTCTCCGATGCTATGCCTCTTGGTATCTCTGGTACTTTTAACTATATGCTTGTATTCCAAGCAGAACACAATATCCTTATGCATCCGTTCCACATGCTCGGTGTTGCTGGGGTATTCGGTGGATCTCTGTTCTCTGCTATGCACGGAAGTCTTGTTACTTCTTCGCTGGTTCGTGAGACTACCGAAACTGAGTCGCAGAACTATGGTTACAAGTTTGGTCAGGAAGAAGAGACTTATAACATCGTCGCTGCTCACGGTTACTTCGGTCGCCTGATCTTCCAATACGCTTCCTTCAACAACTCTCGCTCGCTGCACTTCTTCCTCGCAGCATGGCCTGTTGTCGGTATCTGGTTTACTGCACTGGGCGTAAGCACCATGGCATTCAACCTGAACGGTTTCAACTTCAACCAATCTATCGTTGATAGTCAGAACAAAATCATCCCTACTTGGGCAGATGTTCTGAACCGTGCTGGTCTTGGTATGGAAGTTATGCACGAGCGTAATGCTCACAACTTCCCTCTGGATCTTGCTGCTGCAGAATCCACTCCTGTCGCTCTGACTGCACCCGCTATCGGTTGATAGTCTAACGACATAAACTCAAAGGACCCTACGGGGTCCTTTCTTTTTTCTTTAATATGTAAAGTTATGTCTCACGATCTACTAGAACTACTCACCTACTATGTAATCGTCGCTGTTGTATTCGTCGGTGCCCCTGGAGTCTTCTTCTTCATTGCCTTCATGCCCGCTCTTCAGAATACAAAAGGTCGTATGGTAGGTTACAAAGATCACAAGACTTACGGTGATTCGTCCATCTACGAGAATACACCTAGTGATACCTCAAAATTCTTCTTACAAGTTAGCGGAAATAATTCGTGATACTTGGCCTCAATTGTACTACTTAAAGGATAGAAAAAATGGTCGCTTCAACACTAAGTCCCCCGAGGAGGGGGTGGTTCGATGTCCTTGACGACTGGCTTAAACGAGATCGTTTCGTTTTTGTTGGTTGGTCTGGACTTCTTCTTTTTCCCACTGCTTATCTTGCTATTGGCGGTTGGCTTACTGGGACTGCTTTCGTCACGAGTTGGTTTACTCACGGGTTGGCAAGTTCCTATCTGGAGGGTGCAAACTTTCTTACTGCGGCAGTTTCTACTCCAGCAGACGCTATGGGTCATTCTCTTCTGCTTCTCTGGGGTCCTGAGGCTCAAGGGGATTTCGTCAGGTGGTGCCAACTTGGGGGACTCTGGACTTTTGTGGCGCTCCACGGAGCTTTCGCTCTAATTGGTTTCATGCTTCGCCAGTTTGAACTGGCACGTCTAATCGGTATCCGTCCCTACAATGCTATTGCGTTCTCTGGTCCTATCGCTGTTTTTGTTAGCGTCTTTCTCATCTACCCTCTGGGTCAATCGAGTTGGTTTTTCGCTCCATCTTTCGGGGTCTCCGCTATCTTCCGATTCCTTCTCTTCCTACAAGGATTCCATAACTGGACCTTGAACCCGTTTCATATGATGGGTGTAGCAGGTATCCTGGGTGGTGCATTGCTAAGTGCTATCCATGGTGTTACAGTAGAGAATACTCTGTACCAAGATGGTGATGATGCAAACACTTTCAAGGCATTTGACAGCACTCAGGAAGAAGAAACCTATTCAATGGTTACTGCAAACCGTTTCTGGTCTCAGATCTTTGGCATTGCATTTAGTAATAAGAGGTGGTTGCATTTCTTTATGCTGTTTGTCCCTGTTATGGGTCTTTGGACATCTTCCATCGGTATTATTGGTCTTGCTCTCAACCTTCGCGCTTATGACTTTGTTTCCCAAGAGATCAGAGCAGCAGAAGACCCAGAGTTTGAAACCTTCTACACGAAAAACATTCTCTTGAATGAAGGTCTTCGTGCATGGTTGGCACCAATGGATCAACCACATGAACAGTTTGTGTTCCCTGAAGAAGTTCTGCCACGCGGTAATGCACTGTGAATAATTTTGAAGTCTTCTTTTACTTTGTTTGCTTCGCCGTTATTGCAGGTGCTGCCTTTGCGATGATGTGGTCTAACATTCAATCCATCAATGTGGAAATGAATAAACCAAAACCACGCCGTCATCCAGAAGCACCTGCTCCTGGCGAGGAAGTAATGTACGTTGATGTGTCTGATATGAATAGTCAACAATTCAAAGATACTAAACAATCATTAGAAGACCTTTACAATCAAGACAAAGATTGATATACTGAGGGTTAATCACCCTCTTTTTTATGATTGGCAAACTTGATCCTGATGAAAGGATTCTTGAAGAACCTTCTATTGCTGAACAGATCTCCAACGTCATGGAGAAACTGGGATGGGAATGTGAGGACGACATCCATGTTGAGATTGGTGGCACCTCAGTCTATATGATTGATGGTGCTGGCACTAAGTGGGCACCTGTCAAAGGCACTCGTAAGTACAACAAAGATGCATTCATTGTTATTAAGAACCGATCCCGTGACCCCGTTGTCCCGTCTCAATCACCAACTGAATAATAAATAGGAGGGTAGCACCCTCTTTTTTTATGTCTAGTAATTATTATTATCCAGAGGGACCAATGGGACCTGTTTGTGATTTTGTCATAGACGATGATCCTGCTCAACGAAAAATCATTGTTGATGATGGTGATGGAAGAGTTTACACTTATGGTCCTCTTGATTTCTCTGCGATGGAATCTGTATTTGGCGCAGGCACTGTCCCTGCAATTGTTGCTCGCAGATGTAAAGTGCGAGAACTGGAGGATGGTACTCTCGAATACTATGATTGTGTCGATGATCTACTAAGTCCGATCCCAGGAAGTGATGGTGGTCTAGGACTAGATGATTATGATTGGAAAACTAAATCTCAGATTCCTTGGGGACTGGATGATGACTTTGATAATCCTACTATCACCTCTGAGAGTTGTTCCCCTCATGATCCAGACATTAATATTATCCCTATAAGGGTATTCAACTCAGATGGGTCATTTGTAACTAAGACCCAAGTGGAGAGATCTAGTCCAGTTACATTTAACGTGACATCAGAAGATCTAACGGTTATAAACAACGCTACAATTACAGCAGAGTTTTCTGAAGATCGGCAGAACTTGGTGATTGGAGGAACTGGAGATGGTATTGTTCAACTTCGATTGACTTGGAATGATAAACCAAGTATTTCTGGTCAAGCAATCGGTACGCTTACTGTTGCAGGTGCATCTTTTAGTCAGGGTAATAAAGAGAAGGGTGATGTAAGTAAATCAGTTCAAGTAACTGCAGGACAATCATATCCAATTGCTTTAAGTGGGAACTCAGGTACTTCTGGAAGCGTCAGACGGAGTGCACAGGTGATTGAATATGACGATGATATTGGTAACGGATTCGATCTCAATGCCACATTTCAAATTACTGATATCTTGCCATTAGAACCAACTACTAACGTTGAAGGATATTGGTCTGAAGAAGGAAACTCTTATGGAGTGTGGGTCAATCCCGCTGTCTGTACGCTTCCTTTTCAACAGCAAGACGTAACCTATCAAATTAATATTCCTGAAACAGGAACATATGGATTTGAGTTTGCTTGTGATGATAACGCTCAGATGTTTCTGAATGGTAGTTCTACTCCGTTCATGAGTATCACTGGTGGTATTTTTGAAGGTGGAACATACAACACACCATATACCGCTACAACAACTCTGAACGCGGGCACGTTAACTATGGTGGTAAAATGTACAAACTCTGCTGCAGGATTCGTAGATTCCAACGGAGAACCTGAAGGACTTGCATATAGTTGGCAACGTAACCCAGGTGGTTGGTATGTAAAAATTTGCCAGGGTGGTGGATGTGTTTCACCTACAACTATTCAATGGGTAGAATCAGGACCTCATCCTGCTTGGTCTGACTTTATGAATACCTATGCTGTATTTGCAGACAATCAAGATACTCTTTCAGGAACTACTCAGAATGCTACTTGGAATTTATCTTTAGTGGATACTGGTAATTATGAATTGGAAGTGCAGGCAGACAATCAGGCAGTCATAAGTTTCGATGGTACAACTCTAGGTACAGTCAATTCATTCACAACTAGCACAACTTATACACTAAATAATATTACATCAGGTGGTCACACCTTAGCGGCAGCAGTAACTAATAACGTTGAGACAGTCGATGTCTGGTCTAATAATCCAGCAGGTGTTGCATGGACTCTTAAAAAATTAAGTGCTCTATCTAACATTACGGCAAAGTTTAATAACAGTGGTGACCTAGTTGTTACTGGTCAGGGCACTGGAACAGTGACATTAAATTATGCTTGGGATGAAACTCCTGAATATTCATCTGCAAATGTTTCCCTTGCATTTGATTCTAATGGTAATCTGGTAGCAACTGGAACTGGTACTGCAACAGTAGAATTGTTATTTGAATGGAATGATAACCCTAGTACCGCTGGACAGGCATTAGGAACTCTTACTTGGAGTAATCTAACTGGAGCTGAATTTATACAAACAAGTGGTGTTAGAAAAGGTAGTGATGATGACACCGTTACAGTCACTGCAGGTACTACATACAATATCAGTATCACAGGTGGTACAGGATATGGTGGATTTTATCTCCAAGACAATGGACAGAAACTTTGTTTCAGAGATCTTGACGGCAATGATTGTAATGCACAAGTGAGGATTGGTTCAATTACTCAAGGACAAACTGAGGTTGCGTCCGATAGGGCATTGACATCTTACAGTGTTAATGGTTATACTTTCACTACAGGATCTGCTAATTCAGGAACGTCTAATGCGACGTTCAGTGTTAACGCAGGAACTACATACCCCGCCACTATTGTAGGCAATCCAAATGGTTTTACTTTGAAGCAATCAAAGACAAAACTTTGTTTCCAAGATAGTTCAGGAACAGACTGTAATGCCTCTGTGACTATTGGTGATTCTAATAATTCAAACGCTGATCTCATTGTCGCAAACTCTACACAGTTGAATACTCCTGGCGGAGGAAATATAATCTGGCACACCAGACTTGCATCTGGTTACAAATATACCACTGTATAAAATGAAACTTCCTAAAATCAAAAACGAACAACTTCCACCAGAACTTAGAGAGATCTTAGGTGATGGTGACGCAGAGTTTGATGCTATTGTAGATCCTATGGATGTTCTAGACATTCAATTAGATCCAGATGCATACTATGAGGATAGGCACAAGACCGCATTGATGTTAGTAGAGGCAAGAAAAAAATTAAACGAATATAGATCCAATGAGACTCAAGGATACAATCAAAACAGCAAAGAAAATTCTGAAGACAGCAAAGGAACATCCTGATCACTATACAGATGAAGAACTTCAGTTCGTGAAGATGATCAAACGTTCTGCAAAGCGTTCTTTAGAAAAGAAGCAGAACTGGTCGAATGATCAGGACGGGTAATACTACCTATAAACCAAATGTATAAGTCGATACAAACTGTATAAATAAATCTCGTAACGTTACAGAGTTGTAACACTTGCCATTTCTACAGGTCTGTGTTATAATTTCACTCAAGCGAACGGATGTCGAACCGTTCCATCATCTGCGGGTAACCATTCCGCAAGTAAAAACAAAACGAGGTTTAAAAAAATGATCAAAACTGCAATCGCAACTCTCTGTGCCACTGGTGCTTTGGTGGCTCCGTCTGCTGCCCTTGCTGGTCCCTACGTTAACGTAGAGGCAAACAGCTCTTTCACTGGTAGCAATTACAATTCTACTACCACTGATCTGCACGTTGGCTATGAAGGTCCTATCGGTGAAGGTGCTTCCTACTATGTTCAGGCAGGTGCTTCTGTGGTCTCCCCTGACGGCGGTGACGTTGATACCGTTCCTTCTGGTAAGGCAGGTCTCGGTCTTGCTCTGAGCGATGCTCTGGGTGCATATGGTGAGGTTTCCTTCCAAGGCTCTGGTGACTCCAGTGTCGATCGTGGATACGGAACCAAACTGGGTCTGAAGTATTCCTTCTGATTCCCTGCATACATAAGGTAAATATGGGGGACCAGAGGTCCCCTTTTTTATTCTCTGAATTTTAACTATGAAATTTGCAGTATATACCAGGACGGGATGTCCTTATTGCACAAAAATCAAACAGGTTTTGTCCGCAAAAAATTATACATATGAAGAGTACCAATTAGATGTTCACTTTAATAGGCAGGACTTCTATAAAGAATTTGGTGGGGGTAGCACTTTTCCTCAAGTTCTGTTAGACTCTAAGAAGCTCGGTGGATGCACCGATGCCGTTAAATACCTCCGTGAAAATAATCTTATCTGATGACCGAAGAATTCTACGAACTTGTTGAAAATGCTATTGATGCTGCTTTTGAGAAAGATTGTTATCTTTTCAATTGCTATTCATATTTGAAACACACCAAGACTACTCGCAAACAAGTTCGTGAGTTTATCAATTCAACTTCTGCAAAGAACGTTGCTTTGACTTGCTCTGATCTAGAAGCATATGTTAAAGGTGGAGATAAAACTCTCCGTGAAGCATATGGATTCTTGGGCAAACCGAAGGCAAGAAAGATACACAAGTATCTTCAGAAGATTCTTCATGATGCTGTAAAGTATGAAATTGACAGGAAACCAGGACGCAAAAAGCGTTCTAAATAAAGTCAGAGTTCACACATAGGAGGTTGGTTTCCATATTATTTTTGAAAACATAGGGGAGGAAACCATGTTAATTGCATTAGCAGTCTTAGTTACAATCGGTGCATTCATATTAGGAATCACTGTTTCCTGGTTAGCAAAAGGGTATGTCGAAGATTTTATCGAGAATGCCGCATATGCTAAATCAGTTACCCATCCAGAAATGTTTGATGAAGACGGTAACATGTTGCATGATGATCTGATCTATATCAGACCAGACACTCAATATTGGGACCACTCTTTAGAAGACGATGAGGAGGATTAATTAATCGGAGTTTATTATGCCTACACGATCTATTGAAAATAGCAACTCAAGGTTGCTACTTAGTGAGGTCTTACGCAAGGTCTCAAATGCTAAAACCAAAAAGGAAAAAGTTGATTTGTTGAGGAAGTATAACAGCACTGCTCTTCGTCAATTGTTGATTATCAATTTCGACGAGAGCATTGTCTCTATGCTTCCCGAAGGAGATGTACCTTACACTCCTAATGATGCACCTGTTGGTACAGACCACTCTCGCCTTGAGCAAGAGTATCGTGGTCTCTATCGTTTCTTCAAAGGTGGTGCAGATAAACTGCCTTCGCTGAAGCGTGAGTCTATGTTCGTTCAACTTCTAGAAGGACTGGCTTCTGAAGAAGCAGAACTCCTAGTTCTTGCTAAGGATGGACGTATTACTGACAAGTACAAGAGAATTACAAAGACTGTAATCTCTGAGGCATTCCCATCTATTGAGTGGGGAGGTCGCTCGTGAAAGGTGTGAGAGTGTATAAACAAAACTGTGATCCAAAGGAAGCTGAGGATCGCACGTTACCATACATTTGCTATCTAATTAGTTACAAGCAAGACGAGAAGGTCGTCTATGATCTGGCAATGGCAGGTAAACAGACAGACCTTTTCGACTATTATTACGATCTTTACGGGAAGAATTTTATAGAATTTAAACAATCAGAAGGGAGAGTAAATCCAAAATTATGGGTGGATCCGACAGCACCAAAAGCGAAGCGAGGAAAATGACAATTTATTTTGATCAACGTGCTGAGCAACAGAAGGCAGAGGAAGCAGCAGCTCAGTCTGAGGTAATAAAAAAAGAAGAAGAAAAGAAAGAGGCAATGAAAGCATTGGCAAGACTGATTGCCATATTTGCCAAACCTGCTGTTCTTATGCTATTATGGAACTGGTTAATGCCAGGTTTATTTGGTCTTGCAACCATTGGATACCTGAAGGCATTCGGTCTTTGCATTATCGCTCGTCTTATTATCGATAAAGAATGACAAAAGTATGTTTAGTCTCAGTGACTCCTGATGCTGAGAAGACAATTGGATACATCGCTCGTGTAAGCAATCCTGCAAATCAGGAGAACCCTAAGGTTTCAGGACTGCTGAAGTATTGTATCAAGCATGGACACTGGTCTGTGTTTGAACAGGCAATGATGACTCTAGAGATCCATACTACGAGAGCGATTTCACCTCAAATTTTGAGGCATCGTAGCTTCACATTTCAAGAGTTTTCTCAACGGTATGCTGATTCCTCCTTACTCTCGGAGACGATTCCGCTCC